CCACCGTTAAACACAATGTCTTTTGACGGTGCAAACCAAACTGGCCCTGCTTGATCAAGTGTCTGCACCATTGCTGCAGGTAGTCGAGTGTAAGACGCTGGATAGCCGTCAGCGGTGCGACTTGTTATGTACCAAAACGCGCGACCGTAAAAAAATAAATCGTCAAAAGTCCAAGCCAAAATAAAATTGTTTGGCAACGTTGGGTCTATGCGTCGCAACCAAGTGCGTGGCGCTAACGGCATCTTTTCCATTTCTTGACCGTTCCACATTTCTGTGTACATCTTTAAGTTCATGCAACCAATAACGCTTGCCATAAGATCACGCGCACGACTTATTGTCGGGACCGAAACTGCACGATTACGCGGCCCTTCTACATAAGAATAATACTGACCGACAAGTTGTGCGCCTGCGTTGTTGTTTTGGTAAAACGAGCCACCGGCTGCAGCCGCTTTAGTTGGCTGCGGTGATATTGCCGCTTTGTTTACCGACCTGTTAAAGATTGCCATGCGCTAAGTATGCCACCAATTCTTTTACCCGTTGTGTATAGGTGGCCGCTGCCCGTACCGGAAAAGTAATAGATTACAACGGCCACCCACTAGACACATTAGCGACTAGCGACAACGATCATAGGTTTGCCTGATGACGTTGGGCGTGACGCGAGCGCCGCTGACCAAACTAAACATCGTGCCAACTCAATCGGGCCGGGTGATCGCTGCGACGATAGCGCGATGCTGTTTTGTGACCGTACTGCAACGGCGCGTTGCACGTGTTCGGCGAGCATTGTTTCGCCTGTGTGCCACAATAGTTTTTCGTTAATCATTGATTTTATGCGTGGCGTAAATTTTAGGATTTCGCCGTAGCCGACAACTGCCCTGCGTCGCTCGAGCGCTAACGGCCAATGGATATCTATTGATGGGCTAATAGCAAATTTGACTGCCGTGTTTTTGGCTAAACGCTCAACATGGGTCAGCATTTCGCTGTATGTGTCTGCAACAAATTCGACGGTGACTACGGTGCGGCGATCGTCTAGCACGACTGCTCGTGTCGCAAAATAGCGGTCGTCGGTCATGCTGGTTTCTATAGCAACCGTGCCACCCTCAGGCATTGAATCTGTGTACTCCAACTCGGGCCACAAACCCGGCGCTATCCACGACTTGTCTGACGCGACCCATAGGTTGCATGACGCTCTGAGAAACGCTGCACGATCAGGGTTGTCAGCCTCAGCCTCAATAGTTTTTTGTGTCAACGTTGTGCCAAGCGCTGGGTTTGCCCACGGCCATGCGCGACTATCCATTGGGGATATGTCCGGCGGCGGCGACCACTCAGCAAAATAAAGACTGCTCGGCTCTTTACGATCTATAGCCCTTAGACCTTGTTCACGCCAACGTTGCATTGCGGTGCTTGCCTCTGTGCCTGCCGTTGACCAACATGACAATAACGGTGATCGTCGAGCGCGCTGACTTGGCAAGAGTCCCGTATCTATGACTTGTGTGCCTATGTCCCAAATTTCGTCAGCCACGATCAGGTCGCACGACATGCCGTGACCTACTGAGTTGTTGGCGGCGCGCACAAACCACAACGACCCGTCAGGCATAGTCACACTATTACGCCCATAACTAGCGCGACACGTAGCACCAAACTTTAATTTAAGAATGTCAGCCAAACGGTCATACAACATGACTGCAAGATCGAGCCGGTGAGCCGTAGTCAACACGGTTTGAGCCTGCCCACGATGCTTAGGCATCTCCGTCAACCACCAACCCACAAGCGCTGTAAGAGCAACCGTCTTACCGTTTTGCCGAGCCGTAGAAACCAAAGAAATACGATGCAAAAAATCGCCGTCAACACCAAACGCCAACTGCCGAGAAATAACACGTTGCTGCCAAGGCATAAGTTGCATACCGAGATGCTCGAGCGCCCAGCCCCCCACCTCAGCCCCAAACGACAACGCACCAACCGGCACGATCGTTTCCAGTCTCGGCTCATCACGGCCAGTTACCGCTAGTTCAGGCTGGTTAGGGTCATCGGGGATAATCCTGAGTTGGGTCGGGGTCAATTCGGTTTGCTCATAAAAAAACGTTTTTAATTTTTTTGTTTTTGTTTCGTTTGATGTGTCGATTATGCCTGCCGTGCGCATTGCTTCGGCTCTTATTGTTTGTCGCATTTGGTTGCGTTGTGTTACATATTTGTGTGCCAATGTGTTGTTGCATTTGGCGCATATGCCTCTCAGGTTTTCTAAATGGTGTGAGCCGCCTGCGTCGAGTGGCACGATGTGATCGACTTGTGTGCTGGGTGTGCGGTTGCAGACTGTGCATACGGGTTGTTCTCGTAGGACTACCCCCCTGTTTTTGAGGTACTCCGGATTTGAGTGTTGTTTGCTCATATTGCGCTAGCGCGCGCTGTCGCGCTTGCTCTCAGTTGTGTCAATCCGGTCATGTTGTCAACTTTGTGTTTGTGGTTTGTTTTCGGTATGTCAATTTGTGTTTGTTGTGATTGAGCATAGTGCGCTAGCCCCCCGTGTCTTGCCTCACCGACACTCCCATTGCTTTAACTGTTTGCCTGACTTGTGCTCGCGCACGCGTCATCTACCCACGTTGCCGTGTGTTACCAACCGCGCTGCAACACGCTTAGGTCATGCCCGTTATTTAGTTTTTAGGTTCGCTTGCTTTCAACGCATCAATCACTCGACTCATATCACGCTTAGTCAACTCGCCCGTTGTATGCACCTCACGGTTCAACGCGGCGCTAATAAACGTTTTAAGATCATCGCCCTTAAGACCTTGTCCGTTTGCTAATGCACGCATCATGCCCAACTGTTTAGGCGACGCATACTCTTGCGGTGGCGCATCTGGAAACGGCATTTCAACCTCATGTAACGGCACAACGCTCGCCAAATGTGTAGCGCCTTGCCTCGACTGGGCAGCTTCAACCTCATTACGGCTCGCAATGCTCTTATTAATACCAAACCCCATATATCCCAACGCTCGACCTAACGCGCTCGTAAACCCAACCTCATTTTCACTCATTTTCGTAAACGGTGTACGGCCGGGGTAAACCTCGCACGCTGATGCGATAGCCGGTATCGGGTCAGTCGAGTCACGCCACACGGTCACGGTGCAACGAATAAAACACGACTTGTCGGGCATTTCTACAAGTTCGCGGTGCGTTTCTTGTATGCGTAAATCAGGATATTTTTTTAGCGCCAATGTTAAACGTGTAGGTACGTCAACGTAGTTTTCTAAACTAAAACTCATAGCGATTGCCAAATCGTTAAACGTTGCGCGTGATCGTGTTGACCCCCACGTTTTGCATACGTGATCTCGCCCGTGTTTTTTATTACGCCGCGACGCTCAGCAACCATTAGTCGAGCGGTCATTCCCTTCGTGACTGGAAATGACGCGCCCAACTCGTACCAAACCTCGTCGGCAGTAAAACGTGGTTTCATACGCGCCATTTTGACGATTGCTGCATCAACTCGTGTTTGTTGCTCAGGCGACCATTTAGCGTTGGCGCTTGCTTGGCTCTCGGCGATCGCTATTGCGATACGTGATTTGTCGTGTTTAGTAAGCACGATGCACCATGTTTTCTAAACGCTGTATCTCAACTTGATTTTCGTTTAGGCGTAATTGCTGAATGCCAATTTCAATATCGCGTTGTTTTATGCGTTCGTGCAAATCGGTAATGATGCTGCACAAATATTTGACCTCGATACGTGCTTGGTTAAGTACGTCAATTAGTTCGCTGTCATCAAGCACGTTGCGATCATCAATTTCGTGTTGCAACGCTCTTAGTGTGCTTCGCGCTGCAAGTTCGTGCGGTTCGTAAAACGGCACTTTGTTGCCTGTGATGTCGTTCATCACTTGCATTAGCGCTTTAAACTGTGGGTCAGTTCTCGGGTCGATGTTTCCGGTCATCTTTTGCCTTTCGTCGTGTGGTGAAACAAAGTAGCACATACGTGTACGCGGTTAGAACCGTTGCAATCGCTAAATGTTTTAGAGTGACCATGCACGCCACCCATTTGAGTATCGGTAAATGTTTAACGCTGCACGCAAATTAGTCTCTAAGTCAAATAGATCGTCGCACACGGTCAATAACCCGTATGCCTGCATGTAGCCGTTCGGATAATACTTTGACGGCAAGCACCAAAAATCATTGACCTGCATAGCGCCATAAGACTGGCCAACTGTGTCAGCGCCGTTAAACGCGTCAGGTAAGCACCTCGACTCACGGTACGCAACTGCGACAACTTTGGTTAGTTCAGCTTCGGGC